GAGTAATTTCATTTGAGTGAAAAAAGGGTCTCTAAACAATCTCGAAATAAGGAGGAAATTCAAAATGGAAAAAACATTCCAGGTTGAAGCTTGTGATTTCGGCGGCTGGGCTACCAAAAATGACCTTAAATGCTCCGATGGTCGAGTAATTCGCCATAATGCATTTGTGGGCAATGATGGAATTAAAGTCCCGCTTGTTTGGAATCACCAGCACAACGATCCTCGCAATGTTCTGGGTCATGCGTGGCTTGAGAATCGTGAGGATGGCGTGTATACCTATGGTTTCTTCAACGACACTGAATCCGGTGAAGTTGCAAAGACTCTGGTTAAACACGGCGACATTGTAGCATTGTCGATTTATGCAAACCAGCTCAAGCAGAATGGCTCTGATGTTATTCACGGCTGCATCTGTGAAGTAAGCCTGGTGCATAAGGGTGCAAATCCCGGTGCTTTCATCGACTCTATGCTCGCTCATGGCGAGAATTCTGACGAGGAAGCTATCATTTATACCGGTCTGCCTCTGGTCCTGTCTCATGCGGACACTAAGTCTGAAGAGAAGAAAGAGGACGACGATGCCAAGAAGCAGGATGAACCTGAAAAGAAGGAAGATGACAAAGACGAAGAGACTATCGCCGATGTTATCGCCACTATGAATGAGAAGCAGCAGAATGCGATGTACTACATGGTGACTAAAGCTCTTGAGGGTAACTCCGAAGAGGAGTCTGATAAGGACTCTGACGATCCCGAAAACAAATCTGAATCCAACAAGGAGGAAACTATCATGAAACATAATGTCTTTGACACCGATAAGCAGAACGAGAAGAATGTTCTGTCTCATGCGGCTCAGGGAGAGATTCTGCGACTGGCTAAGTCTGCCAATGTTGGTTCTCTTCAGACCGCTATGAAAATTTACGCCGAGGAGAATGAGCTGAAGCACGCTGACATCAGCGGTTTCATTCAGGAAGGCACCGGCAATGTGACTACTATGTTCCCCGACTATGTCGAGGCTCATCCTAGCCGCACTCCCGAACTCATCACTAACGATATGGGCTGGGTTGACGCTATTATGGCTAAGACTCAGAAGATCCCTCACGGTCGTGTCCGTACTTCCCATGTCGACATCCGTAACATCGACGCTCTCCAGGCAAAGGGTTATCAGAAGGGCAACCAGAAGAAGCTCACTGGCAACTACTCTCTGGTAAGACGTACTACCGATCCCCAGACTGTGTATGTCACTTCTGAGCTGCATCGTGACGATGTAACTGATATCGAAGATTTCGATTATGTTCAGTTCCAGTATGGCATCGACCAGATTTCTCTGAAGGAGACTCTGGCTGTTGCTACTATGCTGGGTGACGATCGTCCCGAGAGCGATCCTGAGAAGATCTTCCCTGACAAGATCCGTCCTATCTGGACTGATGATGAACTGTACACTATCCATAAGGATGTGGACTTCGCTGCTATGGCTAAGGAGCTTCAGGGTTCCAACACTGAGCAGTATTTCGGCGAGAGCTTCATCTATGCTGAGGCTATGGTGACTGCTCTGCGTAAGGCTCGTAAGGACTTCCGTGGCACTGGCAAGCCTGACCTGTTCATCACTACCGATATGCACAACACTATGATCCTGGCTCGTGACCGTAACGGTCGTCGTATTTACGAGACTGATACTGAACTGGCTGCGGCTCTGGGTGTTGCTAACATCTACGAGGTTTCTCAGTTCGAGGGCAAGGTTCGTACCGATGCTGACGGTAACAAGCACAAGCTGCACGCTATCTGCGTGAACATGGCTGACTATGGCTATGGCGCTTCTAAGGGTGGCGACATCACTCACTTCACTGACTTCGATATCAAGTTCAATCAGCTTCAGTCTCTGCTGGAGACTCGTAAGTCTGGTCAGCTCACTCGCATCAAGTCTGCGATCGTTATCGAGGAACTGGAGTCTGCTGCGGCTACCGTCTAAGCTACGTCAAGTAATCATGGAGGAAATTCAAAATGGCGAAATTTTACGGACCAATCGGCTATGCTGTGACTGAAGAAACGGCCCCTGGTGTTTGGGAGGAAAAGATTACCGAGCGTATGTACTACGGTGAGCTGGTCCGCAACACAAGGAAGTATCAATCAGCAGATCAACTCAACGACAACATCAATGTTGCGAATGAGATCAGTATCTTAGCCGATCCGTTTGCCACAGAGAATTTTCACATGATGCGATACGTTGGGTTTATGGGTGCTAAATGGAAGATTTCAAATGTCGAAGTTCAGTACCCTAGACTAATACTGACTGTAGGAGGTGTATACAATGGCGAATAGGCTAGATCTACAGACCCTGTTGGAAGACCTTCTGGGGGAACGAAATGTGTATTTTCAACCTCCTGAGTCAGTAAAGATAAATTACCCTGCCATCGTGTACGGTCTTGACAGTATTGAGAACACGCACGCTGATGACAGGGTTTATTTATCGTTAAAGAGATATTGGGTCATTCTTATCAATAAGAACCCCGATAGCTCTTTTGTCGACATGATAGCACAACTGCCTACTTGTCGATTTGAACGACATTACACAAGCGAGAACCTGAATCACTGGCGCTTCTCGCTTTATTTCTAATAAGGAGGAATAAATTATGTCCAAAATCGTTTGGGATAAAATTGGCGAGCGTCTGTACGAAGTCGGTTGCGACCATGGCGTTCTCTATCCTATGCAGGCTGGTGGCACCTACGGTGTTGGTGTTCCTTGGAACGGCCTGACCAATGTCACCGAGAGTCCTTCTGGTGCGGAGGCTTCTCCTATCTACGCTGATAACATCAAGTATGCCAACATCGTGAGCAACGAGGAATTCGGTTGCACTATCGAGGCATTCATGTACCCGCCTGAGTTCGCTGAGTGCGATGGCTCTGTTGAGATTCTGCCTGGCGTTTATGCCGGTCAGCAGTCCCGTAAGACTTTCGGCTTTGCTTATCGTACCATCGTTGGTAACGATACTGAGCTGAATGACTACGGTTATAAGCTGCATCTGGTGTATGGTTGCCTGGCTGCTCCTTCTGAGAAGGGCCATGACACTATCGGTGACTCTATCGAGCCTTCCGCTATGTCTTGGGAGGTCAGCACCACTCCTGTGGCTATCAACACTCAGATCGATGGCAAGAAGCTGAAGCCTACTGCTACTCTGACTTTCGATTCCACTAAGTTCAGCGCTGAATTCATGGCTAAGCTGGAGGAAGTTCTGTACGGTAAGGATGCTGTTACTACTGGTGACACTACTTCTGAAGCCGTTGCTCCTCGTCTGCCTCTGCCTGATGAGATCATCGCTATGTTCAACGAGTCCGTGGCTGTTGCTGGCTAAGACTTAACCAACTGAATCTGTGGGAGCCGTATTCAGGTAAGCTGGCGGCTCCTCTTTTTTTTTATTTGAAAGGAGAAAAATTCAATGCATAAGGAAATTATTACTTACAACGATCTGAACGGTGTTCAGAGAACCGAAGACTTTTACTTCGACCTGTCCAAGCCCGAAATCGTGAAGATGCAGGCAAGCGCTAAGGGTGGCTATGATGTCCAGCTTAGAAGCATTGCTGCTGATCTGAATGGTGCCAAGATCATGGAATTCTTCGAGAACTTCATCGCCAAGTCCTATGGTGAGAAGAGCGAAGATGGCAGACGCTTCATGAAGTCCGATGAGATTTCTCGTTCTTTCATGGAAACTCCTGCTTATGAGGTGCTGTTCGAGAAGCTTGTCACAGATGACAAGTATGCTGCCGATTTCGTGAACGCTGTTATGCGTTCTAAGGGTAATGCTGCTGCACCTGCTGTGGCTCCCGTGGCAACTAATTAACATCGAAAGCTCGGAGGACTGAAGAATGCTGAGAATTACCGTACCGGCTGCTGAGTATTTCGACGAGATCAACGAAGAGTTCATCTACACGAAAGAGCAACATTTGCAGTTGGAGCATTCTTTGGTCTCTCTTTCAAAATGGGAAAGCAAATGGAATAAAGCCTTTCTCGGCAAGCAAGAAAAAACCGAAGAGGAGATTCTTGACTATGTCAGATGTATGACTTTAACCCAAAATGTTGACCCATCGGTATATTCACGACTGTCAGCCGACAATTATAATGCTATTAACGCTTATATCGAAGCTCCGATGACTGCTACTCGCTTTTATGAAGATAAAAAGCAAAAGGGTTCAAAAGATACAGTCACTTCGGAGCTTATCTATTATTGGATGATTGCATACAACATACCCGTTGAGTTTCAAAAGTGGCATTTGAATCGTCTTTTGACTCTCATTCGAGTATGCAGTATCAAGAATTCTCCTCCTAAAAAGAGAAGCAAGCGTGAAATGTATCAGCGTAATGCGGCTTTGAATGCAGCCAACAAACGCCGCTTCAATTCGAAGGGGTGATCCAAATGAACAAATTAACCGAATGGTATAACAAGTTCTATGAGAAGCGATTAAGCCGCCTTAATGTTAAGCTCTATTGGAAACAAGAAGAGCAGCGCTTACGAAGTGAAGTGCAGAAAAATTCTCATTCTCTGTTGTGGGTATGGGAATTTAGCAAAAAGGCGGTTATGATCTGCTTCTTTTTCTACATGATCGTGCAGCTCTATTCGATGTCTGTCATGGTCATTTTTCAAGATTTCACCTATTTGGGTGAGTTAATCACGACAACGGGCAATCTTGTTGAAAACTGTGTATTCATGTATTTGGTGAAAGCCGGTCTTGAAAACGGTGTGAAGATTTGGCAGCAACATAAAGCTGACCAAACGGAAACCGAAAGCACAGATGAAACAGAGTCCGATGGACCAGTTGGATGAAAGGAGGAAACAACATAGAATTCATTAGTGAAAACTGGGCGTTTATCGTTCTTGCTATAGCTGCTATCGCAGTTGGTGTTGTGTTTGCTATTCGATTTTTCAAAAGCTCTAAAGAAGAGCAGATCAAGAAAATTCGTGAATGGCTTGTTTATGCTACTACCATCGCTGAGAAGGAACTTGGCGGCGGTACTGGTCAGCTTAAGCTTCGTCAGGTTTACGATA